CAACCCGTGGCAAATGGGTTTCATGTGCCACTCATATTAGTAATAAATTGATTGTGCCTACGCATGCCCTAGAACAGGGTGCTCGTTACCGAGCTGTAAATTTTGCAGGCATTCATATTTTGGACGAAATGTTTTATCCGTTCCAGACTGATTTGAGTTACTTTCTCCTGAACAGTTGCAAAGCTCCAGGATGGAAAGTGGTGGTGCCCACACAGATGGAGGAGGTGCTGACGATGGGTTTTTATTCCCTGGAGGACAAAGCAGTCCGAATTGCGTCAGGCCCAGCATCACCAAATGGTTATCACCGCGTTCCCACACAACAAGGTTGTTGTGGTTCCCCCTTGATCAATAATAATGGCCAAGTGATTGGCTTTGTGATCGGTGGTGATTCAAAGATAAACGCGTATGTTCCTGTTACGGCAGAGGCAGTGGAGATCATTTCTTCCCCAGTTGTGAAACTGGCAGGAATGGATTTTCCATTGCGCCGCCAGCTGTTACCCTACTCGACAAGCCCTGGGCGAAGTACCCGAGCTTTTGTCTTGTTTAGCACAGCCAGCGTAAGCCGCAGTTGGGTTTGGACTGATCTAGAGGAGTTGGAAGTGCCCAAAATGTGGTGCCCACTCCCTCCAAACCAATCGGTACGATTCGAAGAAGCCGTTTATCAAAACAGCAAATTTGATCGTTGGGTTAATCCCTTCCATCTAGTTCCTGCGTTCACTATGCGGACTAGCTCCTCGATGAGGCACAATATGACTGAAGAGTTTGATGTGCAGGAGTATGAATTGGAAACTGGTGTCAACTGTGATGACCTGCGCGAGATGTGGGGGCTTTCCGCCTTAAATGGTGATGCGGCCCTCAAGTCGATTGCGAAATACCAGCGCGGCCGACCAGTGCTTCCGAAGTTGAAGCAGGTCTTGGCCTTTAACAAAGCTGTTGGTTTTATGAAACAACACTTTGGTCCTTTTATGATGGGCGCTGATGTTATCTCACAAGAAGAGGCAATTATGTCGTTAGACATGTCGACCTCCAGTGGGAAGGTGTGGTCCAAGTCATTCAAAACCAAGAAAGAGTTTTTCGAGTGGGATGGAGCCAGACCATGGCTATCCGATGATTGGGTCCGTTTACGAGCGCAGGTTGATTACCTTGCCATTTACGGAAACTCCCTAAAAGAGGAGTTGCGGTTAGAAGAAAAGATTGCTGAGAATTCAACTCGCACTTTTACTGCCGGCCCGGTAGAGATGACGGTTCATGGGAATCGCCTCTTCCTGCATCAAAACCAAATGTTTTATGCAAGTCATATGTGTACCTCTTCAACCGTTGGGTTGAGTACCTGGCGAGGAGGTTGGGATCAGTTGATTAAGAAATTGAGCATGTTCCAGAATGGGTACGCTCTCGATGAGTCTGCGTATGACTCTTCGCTTTTCAATGCGATTTTGTGGGCAGTTGCTGAATTCCGAGCAGATTGCTTGGTTAAGCCAACGTGCCACTTCCCGGTGGAACAAACCGGATGCCCAGAATGCACAGAATACCTCGATAATCAGCACCGTGTTAAGGTGTATTATCGGAATCTCATACACACGTTCATTGGCCTTTTTACTGGCACTGTCGTGATGAAGAATGGAGGTAACCCTAGTGGCTCCTGTAACACAATTGTTGA